TTTACTTATTCTTAAAAACTAAATAAGATGGACAAAAAAACAAAAATAGAAAACTTACATAGACAAGGACTAACTCCTAAAGAGATAACTAATGAATTAGGTATGGACTCAGGTTATACAATGAGGGTATTAAGTGATATAGAAAACCAAAAAAAAAGAGGAGATACTGATATAGGACAAGCTAAAGAAGACAAGAGAGTAGAGATGGAAAAGATGCAAAAGAGACTAAGAGATCTAATCCCTTATGAGAATGAACAGGCTAGAATAGAGTTTAAAAAGCTAGAGAAAGAGCTAACCACATTAAGGTTAGAATACTGTTATCTAGAAAGAGTAAAATAAACCCTTGACTCGTGGTCTGTAATCGTGCTATACTTGTAGTACAATTCAAGTTAATATATCCTCTCTTAAATGAGGGAAAACACAATAATCTTGGATAAGGAAAATAAGTTTAAAATTGATTTGAACAAATAAACAAACAGATTGAAGATGTGAAATTTTTGTGTTGTAAATAAACTCTATGAATGAAGTAGCATACAAAGATGGTTTAGCAATTGGTATCCTAATGGGAGGACTAATCGCTATGACTGTTGTACTAATAATGGCTTAAATAAGCCTAAACTAGAAACGATTACAAATATGGCAGGACCAATAAAACCAGATATGGACTTAGGTAGAGAAGTTAGAAGACTAACCTTAAAACAAATTAGGAAGATTTTACTTGAGGAAGGAATGGGTAAGTTTAAAGAATCAGTTATATTAAAACTAGCTTCAACTGTGTTACCTAGAATAAATGAACATAGTGGAGAAGATGGAAAAGCAATTATAATTCAAGTAGCTAGCGAGATTAAGGATAAAAACTCTAATGAAGATAAATAAACCAAAAAAATATAAAGTAATTAAGATAGCCACAGCGAAACAAGAGAAGGAAGTAATAATGAAATTAGTTAAACAATGTGAAACTTCACGAGAGCCAATCAGTAATAGCTAAAGACACATCTAGGTTTAGAGTGATAAACTGTGGTAGAAGATTTGGGAAAACGATATTAGCCTGTGAAGAAATAAAAGGTAAAGCTCTTTATAAGAATACTCGGATCTGTTACATAGCACCTACTTACCAACAGGCAAGAGATATAGCTTGGCAAACTTTAGTAAAGGAATTAAAGCCAATCATAAAGAAAGTAAACGAAAGCAGACTAGAACTAACAGTTAATAACTTAGTAAAAGGAACATCACTCATTCAGTTAAGAGGATGGGAAGCAGTAGAAACTCTAAGAGGACAGCATTTTGATTTCATTGTAATAGATGAGGTCGCAATGATGAGAAACTTTAACATTAACTGGGAAGAAGTAATAAGACCTACACTTACAGATACTAGAGGAGAGGTAATGTTTATCTCAACACCTAAAGGATTCAATCACTTCTACGATCTATTCAATCAACAAGACGAAGACCCTGACTTTAAATCATTTCATTATACAAGTTACGATAACCCGTTTATACCTAAAGACGAGATAGACAAAGCTAAGGCTCAACTAACAGACGATAGATTCGCACAGGAATACTTAGCTGACTTCAGAAAGACACAAGGATTAGTATATAAAGAATTTAATAGAGAAAAAGATGTTACAAAAGAGAAGCCTTCCGAAACAATTGATAAAATCCTCGGTATCGACTTTGGCTACACGAATCCAGCGTCCATTATCTCGATTGAGATTGATAGCGACAGCCATTACTGGATTAAAGAAGAATGGTATAAAACAAAACAAACAACAGACCAAATCGCTGAACAAGCGAACCTATACAAATCAACGAAGGTCTATGCCGACTCAGCTGAACCAGACAGGATTGAAATCCTTAAAAAAGCAGGACTCAATGTCAGACAAGTCAGTAAAGATATAATCGCAGGAGTAGATCACGTTAGAGAACTATTTAAACAGGGAAGAATACATATAAGCCCTGACTGTAAGAACTTAATACACGAACTAGAAACATATAGATACCCTGATAAGAAACCTGAAAAGAATGAAGATGAGAAACCTATTAAAGAAAACGATCACGCATTAGACGCATTAAGATATGCTCTCTACACTCACAAGCCTACTATAAGACAAACAGACCCAACAGTATCGTACTATATAGACACTTAAATAAAAATAAAATGGAACAAGAATACCAAGAAGCAGAAACCTCTACAGAAGAAGAAGTTGATGAGAAGAAAATCATTGACCAACTCTTTAAAGAAAAAGACAATTACCAAAAGACCAACGAAGACTCAAGGAATGAAGTAAACGACATTTACAATGCCTATATGGGCAGAATGGATGACGTTAAGAAAGTTCCTTACTTTGAGCCTATCTCTATACCTAAGCTAAGAACAGAGGTATCTTACATTGTTCCCTTTATCTATTCAGGACAACCTGAGATAGAGATCGAGCCAGTAGGAGAAGAAGATAAAGCTATCTCACAAGTATTAGAGAAGATAGTAAACTACCGAATCTCTCAATCAATACCACAAGCCTATGAGAAGATAGAAGCTTGGGTAAAACAATCAGTAACCTTTGGAACATCTTTACTTAAAGTTAATTGGAAGTTTGAAGTCCAAGACAATGAAGACGGAACACAAACTCCTATAAAGGATGAACCACAATTAGAAGTGCCTAATATCTTAGACTGCTTCTATAACCCTATAATCTCAGACGTTGAACAACAAGACTCCCTAATATTTAGGAGTGTTTTACCGGTGGAAGAAGTAAAGAAGAACCCAGCTTATGACTTTGTAGACAATGAAGGAAACTTAAACCGAGAGAAGGCTATGCAAGGAAATGTCCAAGCTAATCAGTATGATTCATCTCAACAAGTAGAAGGTGATAAAATAACACTACAAACTGCTTCAGAAGGCACAGTAGAGGTATATGAACGTATTAGTAAAGATAGACTTCAAACAGTATGCGTAGGTAAAGAAAGATATGTCCTAAGAGATGTAGAAAATCATTATGGGTTAAATGTAGTTAAACTTATACACGAACCTAATTGCATCCCTAATCGTTTCGGAGGTATGGGAGTCGGACAAAACACTTTAGGACTAGGTAAAGGATTTCATTCAATTATAAATCAAACAAAACAAAACATTACTTTGGCTAATAACCCAAGGTTTATGTATAACAAGGGAGCTAATATTGATAAGAAACAATTAGTATCAACTCCTGGTAGTGGAATAGAAGTAGACGGAGATGGACCACTTAATAACAATATAGTTCAAGTAGATTTCGCAGACATTAAGAATGGAGCATTAGACTTCATTGGTAGACTAGATGACGAACATAAGAGAGCTAGTGGAGCAAATGATTTAGTTCAAGGTGCTGCTTCTAACAAGACTCTAGGACAAGACGAGTTAGCTTCATCTTACAGTTCTAATAGGTTTGAGCTTATTACTCGTAGGTTTAAGGAAGCACTAGCAGACTTAGCTAAGATTTTAATTGAAATGGAACTTAAGAACTTACAGAGTCCCGACTCAGCTATCCTACGTATCTTTCCTGCCGAACTAAGACCTCAAATATATCAATTACTTATAAGTGAAGATGCAAAGAACGCTGAATATAATGTTAAGGTTAAAGGAGACACTACAATCGCAAAGAATAAAGACATTCAGATTAAACAGTTAATAGATGCTTATAACATATTCGGTGCTATCTTACCACCAGAGAATCAAATGGCTTGGGCTAGAAAGATACTAGAACTTAGAGGAATAGATGAATTAGATACATTAGTCCCTGATCCACAACAATACGCTCAACAACAACAGCAAATGCAAATGGAGCAACAAGCAATAGATGGACAAGCAATGCCTCAAGGAGGAACAGGCATACAAACACCTCAACAACAATTATAAGTTAATTAAACTCTATGGGTTCAATAAAATGTAAATGTGGAAGTAGTATAAGTGATGTAGTAGCCGATGATATAGTCCTAGAAGTATTCACACAGAAAGGAATGAATACACGTAAAGTTGGAGATTGGTGGCAATGTATGGAATGTAAAAGGATTATGACCTTTGAAGGAACTAAGGTAAAAGATATATATAAATTAGATAAAACTCTATGGAACAAGAAGAAATAGACAATCTAGTTGAGATAAGAGATATAATTCAAAGGAAAACCTTTCAAGATATGATAGTTCAGCCAATGAGAGAATACCAAGATAAACTAGACAAGGCTTATAACTGCAAAACTCTAACTGAACTTCATACTGTTAAAGGAAAGAAACATGGAAGCGATGAATTTTTCAATATACTTAAAAGAATTAGTATAGAATTTAAGAACAAAGAAGATGAATAAACTCTATAGATGGTGGGATAGATTTAAAAGAAACAGACGAGCTGATAAAAGAAAGAAGAAAGCTTAAAGATTTAGAACAAAACTAAACTCTAATGTTCTAAGTCCTTAAAAATAAAGGTCGATTAAGGCAAAAGTTAATTTAAAACAAAATCAATCGAACATGGAAAAGGATACTATCGAAAATAGTGAACCCGTAGGGGGCGAAGACGTTACTTCCTCTCAGGATACTTCTCAAGAAAACGATACCCAACCTGTCGAAGAAACAACAGACGCTACTAACGAAGCAGAAGTTGTC